ATTGTCTCCTCTTGGAATAAGGTCTATTATCCATTGTGCTGGTGTGATATACTCAAATAATGGCTCTAGGTCATCACACTTATATCCCCAATGAATACGGGCATGATCTAGTCTATCCACCATCACATAGTTCTCATCAAAGTCAGGGTCTATACCTAACTCCTTACAATGATATACTGGTATGATATGGTGTTTATGCTTACTCATTTCTATAATTCTTCACGGCTCCCTTGACCATACTAGGATAATGACCCAGATATGTTCCTGCTTCTAGGTCACTTTTGGTGATATACTCCTTATGGGGATGGTCAATGGCGTCATAATGTTCTAGTATATACTTACCCAATTCATCAAATTCTGTATCAGATATCAGGGGGTCATCCTCTACATAGTATGCATAAGCACACATGAGATATCTTGCTATAGGGTTCTTCATCTCTACCTCTATTCTATATCTATATTGTCTACTGTTACTGATGAGTCTGTCTCTACCCATACCCTTGCACCACATGAAAGGGGTTTATCTGGCGAGTATATTACTTCACTATCCCCATGTATTCTTACCCTATGCCCATAGGTATTGCCCTTTGATGTTTTGCATGTTATAACAGGATTGCGTTCCCCTGTCTTATTGTTCTTTCTTATGATATGCATATTGATGTGTATACGTTTTTTCATAGTTTATTCTCTTCGTTAAATACCAGAGCATCAGAGCCAATGCGCTCATCTATCTGATCAGCGAGAATGTCACCAATTAGTTTGATCCAGTCTTTTTTATACTTTTCTTTTTCATTCCCCCCATAATCAAGGATATCATATTGAAAGGATAATCTAAGATGGCCAGCATCTTCTTTCGGCAGGGTGATATGAGAATATTTGTATATTGTTCCTTTAAATACCCCCTCGTTGATTTTGAATGCAGAGTCATCCCCCCCATCTCGTGTCACAAAACTATATACCATCTTATCTACAGGTCTCATTTCCACCCCTTTCTAATACCTTATATCACCTACGATGTTCATATTATTACCAATTGGGCCAATACGCCGGATCTCTTTTAACCTCTGTATACATGCTGCCCATGATGCCATCTTGCCACTTGCGAATAGCGGGATACCTATTATCTACCATATACCATTCCCGATGGTGCTTGACCTTGAGGATCATGTGAAGCTGGTTTGTCATATATACCCTTACCGTGTATTTAAATGATTTTATATTTGCTTCGCCTAGCAACTCCTCAATAGTATACACAAAGTCATCACAGTCACCATCAAAGGTATTACCCGCCTTGACAGTGGATGCATGAGATACCCTATAATCACCCCCATATTGTATATCATCAGACACATAGTTAAATTGCTTGTATGTCATATCAAATATCCCACACAATAGAGATGCAGTAGTACATATTGTTTCCCAATACGTCATACCTTCCAACCTTCTCCAAAGTCTGTCTTGTCAAATGCAGGCGTATCGAATTCATCCTCCTCCCCTTTTTGATTGGAATCTGATAATCCCTTCTGCTCATTCTCATTTAGGTCAAATAGTTTCATTCTTGCCCGGTCTATGCCTATGACAAATCTCTTGTTTATCGTGGGATCATTATATCGATTCTTCAGCTGCTTGACTGCGATTTGGTTAAGTGCGTCAAGTTCCTCGTTAGAGATGAGCGCAAACATGAGGTCAGCCGTAGCTGGTAGACCGAAAGACTCACTGGTATCCTCCAAACCCACATCAGAGTTGGAGAACCCTGAGCGAGTCGTTTGTGTTGCCGACATAATTGGGACGTTAGTTTCAACTGCAAGTCCCCTAAGCTCCTCAGCAATCGATTTGATGTACATATAAGAATTGACATTAGCGGCTCCTTTGAATCGTGATGATGCACAGATATTCAGATAGTCAATAAAGATGATATCAGGCCTGAATGACTTCTTAATCGCCAGCTCCTTAATCAATCCGCGAAAATGTGAAGAGTGTGCGGATGCAGTAGGGTATTCCTTAATCACCAGCTGACCATTTGTCTCCCGAATGATCTTTTCGATCTTGGTATCATACATTGTCTTGGGTAGATCATGCAAATCTTCCATTGACACGTTCATCAGGTTTGCATCTATCCGCTCTGCGATACGCTCTTCCGCCATCTCTAGGGTGATGTACAGGACGTTCTTACCTTGGTTCATACAGTTCGCTGCCATGTGGCACATGAATAGTGATTTACCTACACCAGTACCCGCAAGTGCGATGTTCAGTGTCTTTGGAGGCAATCCCCCCTTGGTGATTCGATTGAAGAAGTCCAGATCAAACGGAATCTTCTGCTCTATCGTGTGGTAATACTCAAATCGGGCAGCTGCATCCAAGAGGTAATCATGGCCAACAGAATTATCAAAACCAACTGCCAGGGCTTCGGTGAGAATAGATGGTATTGCATCTGGACCTCGTTCTTTATCTTTACCATCAATGATTTGAATTCCTTCAACAATCGCATTATATACCGCCTTATCCTTACAAAATTTCTCTGTGGTTTCCACTAACCAGTCAAAGTTCACATCCTTGTCGTTTTCCAGTTCCTTAACCACCGTTAATACACGCCGAATGTCAGCCTCGTTTAGATCACGGCGTGAGTCAATCTCTATCTCCAGAGTTGACTTGGTGGGCAACGCATTGTATCGTTCTACAAACTTCTGTATCTCTTCAAATACGATACGCTCTGTACGGTCACTGAAATAGCCTGGTTTGATGAACGGCAACACCTTACGCGCATACTGTTCATTTCCTACCAGCTCTGATAGGGTTGTTCGTTCAATTGTTTGCATTCATATACCTCGTTAATCCAATAGATTCATCTATGCGTATCAAGGATTTTTCATGGTATTCTTGGTCTAATTCACATCCAGAGAAGTTCCTGTTAGACCGCACACATGCAACGGCAGTGCTACCACTTCCAGAAAAAATATCCAATACATTGTCTCCCTCATTACTATATGCACGAATAATGCGTTCCAGTATATCTATGTTTTTGGTTGTTGGATGCCATCCTATAAAATCTTTTGATGTAGTATGATTATTCTTTTCCCAGATGCATGTTGGTATAGTACCTTGTGTATGTTCCTTACCTGTTCTCAAATTCTTTTTGACTTTACGTTCTACTCGTATATCATGGTCATTAAACAGGAAATCTTTACCTTTACTATAACACCATGCATATTCGTGTTTTCTTGCAAAATTGTTCTTGGTTCTACCACCCCAGTTGTATCCCCATATGATTTCGTTCTGACCATGCATAGACTCATACGAGTTTAGGATATCAAGCTTGTATCGTAGAAAAGTGTCTGTCTTGAGTGTTCCCCATACGACTAGCATACGATTGGGTTTCAACACCCTCACGCACTCATCAGTCCATAGTTTACACCAAGCCAGATACTCTTCTTCATTCTTCCATTGACTGTCCCAGCCCTTTCCACCATCAAATCCAATGAAATATGGTGGGTCAGTGAGGACGAGATCAACAGACTCATCCTCTATGGTGGACAGATAATCTAAGCAGTTTTTATTTTCAATCAATTACTTCTCCAATGGTAGGTGTGTTATCTTCAAACTGAACTCCAACCGAATTACAGTTGGTAGTAACAATTTCACCATTTGTTCGGCGAGCATTGTCATAATCAAGGTTCTCATTGAGAGTTTCCAAGACGTAACCAGTAGGGACTTCTACAGTCGCAACCAGTTCTGCCTTATAAAACAAATTTAGCATGTGTCGAATGTTGGCATATCGTGCAATTGATTCCTTATCGTATGCACCATTATACACCATCGTATACTTTTTCTTCAGTACTCCATTTTTATATTTGTCGTACTGTGTCTTAGTCATTTTAGCAGACTTGTACTCTACCTTCCCGTCATTATCCTTCGGGTCTGTTGCATCGGCACCGTAAGTCTCATCATTATACTTACCACCAGATGCACCCTCAAACAGATTGTGGCCAAGTTTCTCAGCAGCAATAATCTCCCGATATTTACACTTATCGAAAGGGTCTTCGCAATTGTATTTTTCAGCGGCAATTTCAAAACATTTATCCAAGTGGTATTCAAACGTGTCCATAATAACCTCTTTGTTTTCTCAGTATATACACAGTATACAGGAATCAAACAAGTTTGTCAACCCCTATCATACATTTTTTGAGGAAAGTCAATATAATCACTCTTTTATGTGCTAAAGGACTCTCCACAACCACAACCACTCTTTGCAGTTGGATTAACTATCTTGAGGAAACTACCACCCAACTCTGATACATAGTCCACCGTTGATCCAAGCACATACATCTCAGCCATAGGGTCAAGCACTAGCACATCATCAATTGGATCAGACCATTTTACGTCTGGCCAATTCTTTGCAAAGTCCCATACATATTGCATTCCAGAACAACCGCCACCCTTTACACCAAGGGTTACATAATCTCCATTGCTGACAGATTTGAGGTAGTCTCTTGCTGAGTCTGTTAATGTAATCATAATACTATTTAGTTTAATCGGTTTGCTTGGCGCAGCAGATGTGCAAGGACATTATCCCAGTACTGCTTGCCCCAACAAGACTTAACATTTTGTCGAACCGTGAAGGCAGAATCGATACGCCGGTTGAGTTGATCTACTTCTAAATCTGTCATTTTGTACCTTCCATCATCGCCCAAATAAGTCCAATATTAGCCATAGCATAACCAAAGAAGGCAATACTGAACCCCACTTGACCGTTAAAATATAGTCTACCACATTCACCAAGATAAAGAATAGTTACAAATCCAGTGATCCACGGTTGATTCAATATACTTCCCCACCATCAAGGGTATTCCAACCACTCATATCACATACATACTTATCCTTACCGACAAGTACCATGTCACCAACACTGGTGCTGCGGCATGTTGGGGTGCCGCCGATATAAGTCACATCATCGTTCCGCCACCATCCCTCAGTAATCGTGTTGGTCTTGACAAATGCAATCTCCAACTTCTTCCGAAGGGGTAGTGCAGCATCAACCTCTACAAATGCAACCGTGGTAGGTGCATCCTCAAAGGCAGCGTGTATCACTGATACCTTCTCAGTTGTCTTACCCAACAGGGTCTTCGTTAATGCGTCAATCTTTTCCATTACACAATCTCCACAGGTTTGTTCCACTCACCAATCTTGATATCGTTATACCAAGCGGTGTCGAAGTAGTCAATCGAACTGTCGGTGTTGTTATACCACTTGTCACCCTTCATGGCAGCAAGCAACTTGGTCAGGAACTTCTTGGCAGTTCCTTCGAAGAAAGTATCAATGTGGTAGACATTCACACCATTATCAATCTCTTTTGCAGTGAAGAGCCCGTCAGGAACCTTCCGAAGCGTCACAACCAGACTGCTGTAGTTGTCAACCTTGATGGTCCCCTTCACACCGTATTCGGCAAGAACCTTCTTAATCGCAGGGGCAAGGGTCTTCTTGTCTTCTTTACTCACATAGGCCATTTCGTATCTTTCTCTCTGTTTTCCGATTATGTCTTATATTACCATACTCAACAGGATTTGTCAAGAACTATTTTAGGCAACATCAAGAAAATTTACAAGGTTTTTTGTATTTGAGGGGTGTTTCAGCTTACGGAGTGCCTTAGCTTCAATCTGACGAATGCGACCACGGGTAACACTGAAATTCTGACCAATTTCCTCAAGGGTGGCATCAGGCACACCGATACCGAACCGGCGACGAATCACACGTTCTTCCCTCGGCTGC